AAACCATCAGCCCTAGCTAATTCATATTTATTATTTATAGGTTTAGGAGCACCAATATCTATTTTGGTAATATGATAATCATCTGACTTCAGATAAAAATTATTGAATTGTGCAAAGTAAGTACTCATAGTGTTGCCATTCCTTTTGCTGATAACTCGCCATTTCTATTTAATCGGTCAAAGAATCTATCTACCGCTGATTTATCTCCTAAGCTGATATTGCCATAAATATTATTATTTACAGATGTAGTTTGAGTTGCAACATTAGGAGTAGCAGCAATAGTTGGATTAAAATTGCCTATTTGAGTATTAAATCCTGATAAAGTATCTTCCACAGTAGTAAAACCTTTAATCATACCTTTATTTAATCCTTGCATAATAACATCACCTTGTTTCACCAAAAGTACTTTATCTTCATCTAAAGGACCTTTAAGATTTTGAATTCTACCTTTTAAGCTACTTACCCAAGCCGCAACTTGATTCCATTTAGCTATTAAACCATTCCAGAAACCCTCTAACACACTTTTACCTGCATTATATAACAAACTACCCATATTGCCTAAAGCACTCGCTATACGCCCTGGTAAGCCTGCAAACCATGCACCAATATTGTTAATAGTAGATACAACTAAATTATATGTTTTTGCTACCCAATCTTTGAAAGCTTGAGCTGTATTATTTATCCAATTTTGAAATTGAATTAACCAAGTAACTACTTTAATAATTGCATATACTATTGCTAATATAGCTCCTACTATTAGAATGACAGGACCTATAACAAAAGCTGTCATTAAAAATGCTAGATTTTGTAAATCTTGTTTTGTTAAGCCTGTAGATTTTACCAACTCATCAAAAGCTTTTTTTAAGTCATCTAATGCTTTTTTGAATTCATTAACTACAAAATCTCTAAATGGTTTAGATATATCCCATAATTGTTTTAATTTATCTATAACAGGTTGAAAGAAATCTTTTAGTGTGCTCCAATTTCTATAAATAAGATATACAGCACCTGCAATAAGTAATAATACACCTAAAGCAATCCAGAAATAAGGATTAGCTAAAAGTGGTCCTAAATCAGGAAGAAATTGTATTAAGTTACCAATGCTTGAAGTCAATTTTCCTACTATCATTAACGCAGGACCTACAGCTGCTGCAAATAAACCTATTTGTATAATTAAATCTTTTTGTGAATCGCTTAACCCTTCAAATTTATCAAGTAGCTCATTCATTTTATCTAGGATTCTTCCTGTAATAGGTAGTAGTCTTTCACCAAATTCTGCAGATAATTCTTTTACCCTTTCTTTGGTATATCTAATTTGGTTAGCAGTACTAGTAGATGTTCTAGCAAAATCACCCTGAGCATTTTTAGTTTGTTCCATTACATATTTATATCGCCAGATTACTTTTGTAGATTGGTCAGCTTCTTCCCATACACCAGTAAAACCATTTTTCATAGCATAGGCTTTTACATTTGTATCTGTCATTACTATTCCTAATCTTTTTAGGCTTTCAGTTTCTCCTGTAAATATACCTGCTAAAGCTGTAGTAGCTTGGTCAATACCTATATTCTTAAATGAAGCCAAATCACCTGCTAAATTTACTAAGCTCATAGACATTTTAGCCGCTTCTTTTGTGTTTAATCCCATTGAAGTACCCATATCTCCAAACAAAGCTGCAGCGTCTAAAGCACTGCCTTTGGCTAACCCTATGTTTTTTAGAGTAGTTTTACTCCAATTTTTTACTTCTTCAGCAGAATCCTTAAAAGCAACATCTACTTTATTCAAACTCTCTACCATATCAGAAGCACCTTTTACAGCAAAAGCTGCGCCTGCTAAAATAGGCAAAGTTAAACCTAATGTCAGCTTTTCACCTGTTCTTGCTACTTTATCTCCAATACCAGATATTTTATTACCTATATCTTTGACTTTATTTTGAACAACAGCAGCTTGTCTATCAAAATTAGATGTATCTAGATTCAAGTCATAATGGATACTACCGACATTTGTACTCATTTTTTTACATTCCTTACTTCTCTAAGTATTCTATCATTACCCTCATATTCTGTCATATAAACATCTGCTAGTTTTTTAGCTTCTTTCCCACCATTCATACCATTTGAAAGATTGGTTAGCTGAGTTAGATTTTCTCTTGCTTTTACTTTATACATACCTGCACATAGACTAAAAAATCTTTTAGCCAATTCATTAAGAGCTTGGTCAGCTGTATAATTATAAAAATTAAGAAAATCTACAAACATTATCAGCCAACCTTCTCTACTTTTGGGTCAGTATCAAACTTAACGCCTTTCTGTTCAAGTTCAATATTTTCTTCTGGTTGTACTTGTTTCATAATTTCAGTAATTATATCTATAGTAGATTGCATATCTAAATCTATATCTTGTAATTCTGGTATAAGTTCAGAAATAGCCCAATTAAAGTCTGATTGTGCTGAAAGTATATTTTCTCTACTAGCACTATTTATATCTTGAAATAAATTGCCTACTTTACTTAAAACTAACATATGTGATAGCTTAGGTGGCTTACATGTTAATTCAACACCTTTAACATTTATTTTGAAATCTTTTGGTTGTAAATCTTGTACTGTTAATGCCATATTTTTCTCCTTTAACTTATTAGTGTTTTATCTCTGAATACTACTTGCACAGTAATCTTATATACTTTCTCATATTCTATATCTCTACTCAAATCTTCTACATCACTTAATACCAATAATGTATAAATATAAGATGTAGCACTATCTACGCTATACATTCTATGTATATACCTTTTAATATCTTCAATTTTATCTATTGCTATACTAGCTTTTGTATTTTTTACATAAATATTAACTACGCTTTCTTCTATAGGTAAATAATAATTTAAGTTGCCACCTATTCTTTCTATCCATACACCATTTGTATCATCTGGAATATAACCAACAAAAATATCACTGCCTACTGTTCCAAAACCAGCTGTTTGTAAATAATTAGCTACTGTATTAGCAATATCCATTACGCCCTAGCCCTTTGTGTATGTTTTTTTAATGTCATAACTAAACTTTCAGCTACTTCATCTCCACTTTTTTTCAAATATTCTTTACCTGTTCCTGGAGTAGAATAATTTTGTACTCTTCTTTTATTATCACCACCAAATTCTTGAAATCTGGCATATTCAATCCAAAATGAAGTTCGCCAAGATAATACTTTTTGTTGTCTAGTTTCACTATTTGCTCTTAAAGCACCTTTTTTATAAGGAGCTCTAGTTTTAGCTTTAATTAGAATATCTTTACTACCATCTGCTAAAGCATCATTTAAGGCATTATAAAGATTGCGTTTGAAAGTAGGTAATTTATCATTTACTCTAACACTCATGATATAACTCCATATCTTTGTAAATCTACTTTTATAAATTGTACTTCAGGGTCTCTTAATCTTCTAGCTCTAGTAACTTTTTCAACTCTAAAAAAAGTATTGTCAATTTGTATTATATCTTTATTAACAACACCACTATCAGGTTCAAACCAAGCCATAGCATCAGATTGTACTACTTCATTGTTTGTATCAGATATTTGATTAGTTATATATCTAAAATGACAAGGTAGAGTTTCAGTAGTACTTACAGTAAAATCACCATACGCATTTCTAGTATAGTTATACTTTGTAGCTACTTGGCGCATTGGTGGTTTCATCTATATCCTTGGGAATAAATAATAAATTTTGTCTAAAGCATTTTTGCTTTCAGTACTATCAAATGTAACGCTGTAACCCTCAATAGTTTCAGACTTAATATTATCACTGCTTTCTATTTCAGCAGCTAAAGCGTCTAACATAGCACTTTTAACTATATTGAGAGTATCTGTATCTTCATAAATACTAAATTTACCAGTAACAGAAACATTATTTATACCTAAATTAAATTTGCCATCTCTATTTCTTATTAAAGTTTTTAGAGTTCTGTTAATAGGTTCTAGAGTATAATCGCTTACAGAAAAAGTATATTCTACTAAACTATCATCATCTACATATTTAACTGCTGTAATTGAAGTACAAGGGTCTATAGGTAAGTGTTGAATTCCACCATCATAATATCTAGTAGTAGGACTAACGCTCTCTACTTTTGACCCTATTATTCTTTCTACTTCTGATTGTAATGCCGCGTTCAATAGAGTAAATGCGCTCTGTTCTCCTGCTGTTAAACTCCTCCCTATTCTCGCCTCTAAATCTGCTGAGCTTATCAACGCCATATTTGTGTTCCTTTATACTTAATATTGCTGAGCTGTAATAATTTCTTAGCATACCTAGATTATAACATATGCGTATCAAAAAAAATTGAATTTGTCAAAAAAACTTTCAAAAATTAGTTGATTAAATACTAATGCTAACATATAATATATATAAGTTAATAAACAAGGAGCAATAAATGAATACATTAGAAGAAGTAAAAAAACTAGCTAAGGAATTATTTGAAAAAAATAATATTGGCGATTGGGAATTTGATTTTGATAGAGCTACAAGCAGATTTGGTTGCTGCTATACATATAGAAAAAGAATAACTCTAAGTCAAAAAATAACTGAATTAAATCTAGGAAGTAATTCTCATCACATAAGGAATACTTTGCTTCATGAAATAGCTCACGCATTGGCTGGAGCTCATCATAATCATGATAACCATTGGCGAAGTATAGCCAAGTCAATAGGTTGTACTGGTACTAGATGTTATTCAACTTCTGTAGTAACTCCACCTGAAAAATATAAGGGCACTTGTCCTATCTGCATGACTGAAATCAAGAAAAACAGAAAAAGCAAAGGAGCTTGTATTAAATGTTGCAATAAGTATAACAATGGTAAGTATTCAAAAAGATTTATGTTCAGATGGGAATTAAACAATGAAGAAAGGAGTACAAATGAAAGTCTATAGAGAAGATGGTTCTTTTATTAGTAGGGCTGAAAGACAATATCTAGCTGATGAAAGAAAAGATAAGATAGTTAGAAATATAGCTTTAGCCATACTAGCAGTCATTCTGTTAATTTGTTGGCTAACTAATACTCAAATTTATTTATAAACAAAAAGAGAGCTATTGAGGCTCTCTTTCTGTTTTAGCTTACTAGCTAATGGCGGCAGGACCCATTCGGCCAAGCAATCTGCCATCTGTGGCATTTCTGCTTTCATCTACCAATGCAGTAAATGTTACTTCATAAACAGATTGTTCATCTATCTTGTAAGCAAATTTTGCATTATCAGTAGAAACCGCTTTGAAGAATGTAACAGTTCTTTTACCATCACTATTCTTAGCCTGAGGCGTAATCACTAGTTGTAAAGCATCATCTCTAAGACTGTAACCAGATTTAGAACCGAAGTGTAGAGTTTCATTTGAAGAACCTACATCCCAATCTGCTTCTGGAACTACATAACTTAGAATACCTGGTGTAATTTCAGCTAGTTTAAGTTTTACAGTGGCTTTTTGACCTGTTAATACCATATCTACTGGCGTATTGCCATAAATATCAGTCATAACTTCTGTAAATTCTCTTTCTATTTCAATTTCTACACCATCAACTGTGTGACCTAAATCTACACCACCAAAAGTAATAAGACTTCCTGCTGCAACATATAGATTACTAATGTTTGCCATTCAGAAACTCCTTTCTTTTAGCTTACTGTACCTGTACCAATTATACAGAATGCACCATCAAATCGTGTTTGTGGAACAACACGAAGTGTAGCTCGCATAGCGAAAGCGTCCTGAGTAATTAGGTTAAAGTCAGAACCACCGCTGTCTTTTACAACACCAGAGTCAAAAACTTTAGTTTCTAGTAGTCTTTTTACATGTAGCTTAATTCGTGAAAGGTCACCAAACACTGCAAAAGCTTTGTTAGCTCCGATTTCACCATAGGTAGGCATTACATCAACTAGTTCTACTGGAACACCATCTATAGTTGGGGTAACACTCTGACCTACACCACCGAATAGGTAACCACCTGCGGTAGATTCTTTAGTTTGGCGTAGATAGTTCCAAACAGTAGGGTGCATGAAGTATCTACCATTAGCGCGAACACTAGACTTAACTTGAAATCTAGCATTCATAGCGTCATCAGCGTCAAAGTTAGTAATTGCAGCACCAACAGTTTGAGTCTTATAAGCATCACCTAGAGCAGGAGTTAGAAGACCATAAGTAGCGTCAGTAAATACTAACTGGTCAAATAACTTAGCCCTAGCGCGAGCTACTTCATTAGTAGCGTCAGCAAACATATCTATAGCGCTGTCTTCTAGAATTTCACTAGTCATAATCAAAGTAGCGATGTACTTCTTTAGAGTAGCGGTAGAAGCACTGTAAGTTAGTTTAGTAGCATTTACTGCGGTAGCTTCGTTAGTAGCAGTAAAGCTTATTTCGTTAGTTCCTGCAAGTAGCGTAACGCTATCTCGGTCAGTACGCCTAACATCAGCTAGACGAGCAGCAACACCATAGTCATCAGTAAGTCTTTCAACTTCTGCAACAAATTCTGGGTCTGGTACTAGAGCACCACCATCAGCAGTTGTAGTAACATTCTGGTAATTAGCTTTGCTTACATCTTGCCATGCTTTATTAACAAAAGCATTGTACTCAGCCATAGTTTGACCATCTCCGCGAAGAGAAGCAATAACAGCTTTAGTAAAACGAACTTCTTTAGGTAGAGTTTCCATACCTGTCTTCAGTAGCTTAGTAGCCTTTGGCTCACTACCAGTACCCCATTTTTCGTGGATATCTTTTTTCTCTACTTTTTCAGCCTTTTCACTGATAAGATTAGCAACTTTTTCAGCTACTTCATCAGCGCTAGGCACTTTAATAGATTCTGCAGCTTTTTCAGCAACAGCTTGTACTACATCTGAGTCAATTTCAATTTCTTGAGTTTTTTTAACTTCACTCATTTGTTTCCTCCTTTTAATTTTATTATCTTTATAACTTTCTCAATCTGTTTGTCGGCCACTTGAGCTTGTTTCAAGCAAACAAATCGGTTAGTTATTTCATTAGCCTTATCCTCTTTGGTTTCGCCTAAGACTACTTCCTTTAAGGTGGCAACCATTGTTTCTAATACTTCTATATTTTTAGATAATTCAGATTCTCCTGACTGTTTGTCTAAAAGCTTGCGAGCATAACCATTGGCTAAAGCTCTTAATTCAGCTTTCTGACCACCATCAAGTGATTTACTAGCTACTAAAGCTTCTTGATTAGCAGGAACAGATACTACAGAATATTCTTTCATTTTTAATTTAGAAATAGTCATACCATCAGTACCCCATTCTTCAACTACTCCACCAATAGATACAGCATTTAAGTATCCATCTACAATATAATCATATACTTTGCGAGCAAATTCATCTTTAAGATAAAATTTTGCTCTAGACATTAACTTATTACCCTCTTTCCAAATCTTAGTAGCTTTTGCTATAGGTAAATTAAAACCATCATGACCCCATAATACTACTGGGTTTTTTTTGAAATCAGCTAGGTCTATACCATTAACATCTATTCTTTCACCTTGTGCGTCAATTGCGTTAGTAGAAACTGTGAATTCTACTTCACCCTCCTGCAATTTATTCGCTTTTTCTATATAACCATGTGTTTTAATTAACATAAGCCTCCTTATAAAAAATGTCCAAAATAAAAGAGCCTCCCTGAACTATCAGGAGAAAGGTCTCTCAATTTCGGACTCTGTATTTATTATATCATTATTATTTTTCATGTCAAATGAATTAGTTACATGTAATGTATTTGTATAGACATGATATTCAAATATAGTTTTACATCTAGGACATTTTATAGCTGCTACCATAATTGTTGCTTTACCTAGCAA